AGTCGGTGACCGCGCCAGCGCAACAGGCGGCGCGCCTTCAAGCCGAAGTGTTCGATCTGGAGGACCTGGTCAAAGCCGTGGCTTATGGTCAGGCGCCTATCTCAGTGCTGTCGGTCAACTGGGAAGCCCTCGACGCCATTGTTTCAGCCAAGGGCGAAGGCTTCAGCATGGCCGGCGTGAGGCTGGTGAAGGTGGCTGCATGATCAGCAACCTTAAATACGACATCGAGTTCCGGCGCGAGAAAGCGCTGGAGCTTTCCAGCCAGGTCGAAAAGCATATGGCCGCAGGCGGACGCTTCTCCAGAGCAGAGCCCGCCCCTATCAATCCAGGTCCGGCAAAACGATCCGAAACAATAGACCCGGACACCATTCTCAAGCGTCGCCGCCCTTCCCTGCCCCATGCAGAGCGGATCGCGCTGCGGCGAATGGCGGACTCATTATGAGCAAACGTAAGCCATGCAATCGAAAACTCCAGATTGAGCGCAGCATGCGAGCCCTACTCGGCACCAATCATGCCTCAGTCATCAATATCGACCCGAGCGGCCTCCAGATCATGATCCACTGGAAAAACGGAAAACAGATACTGTCGAAGCAGGTTGCCGACGCCCTTTGCGATATCCCGCACCGCTGGACGATCTACATCGCTGGGATTTGTGTGCGCCATGACGGCGCCCAATACATCAAGGCGATCGACATCAGGCCGACCGGTGTCCATTTGGTCGAAAGGCTCTCGGATGTCATTGAGCACTTCTACAACGAGGTGAAAGACGACTGCAATCCGAACCATCTTGTCGGCATGGGCTGGCTTGCCGTTCCCGGTGTCGTGCCTATCACCGAAGCACAACTGTCCGCGCTATTCGCCTCAGTCGGTGCTTGGCATCAGGCGAAGGTAGCAGCGTGAGACGATTTCGAGTTCAACAACGCAAACGACAAACCTGGCTGGCATTGCCGGCCAGTGGGATAGACGAGGTAGGTCATGGCGATGACAGATCAGCAGCGATCGGCCAAAGCTGCGTTAAAGCGTGCTGCGCTCAGCGAAGAGGAGTTGAGGTTGCGCGTTCCACCCAGTACACGCCATGCGCTGGCCGAGCTGATGGAGTGGGCCGGGATTACTGAGCAGGGCGAGGCGCTGACATTGATGATTCATCATGTTCAAGACCTGGGCCCGGAAGGCGTTGTGCGGTTTGTTGGCTCGCGCCACAAAATCGAAAATAGCCAAAACGTGGCGCGCATTACTGATAGTGCGCCGATCAGATTCGGCGCCAGACCGGGCACCTTGGCGGCACTGGATGACTTGGTGAAATGGACTGGAGCATACGATCAAAGCGCGGCCATGAGGCTGATAATCCCCGCCCTTCATGAGGTCGGGCCACAGCAAGCCCTTTGCTTCTTGAAGCCGCCGCCGCGACAAAAATACGAAGTGCCCGAGCCTGTGGCGCGAAAGCTTGAGCTCGCCTACAGGCGCGAAGCCCTGCGCATCTGTCGCGACGAATAATCTCGCTTGAGCAATTACGCTCCTGCAGTGCTCAACGCCATCTCATGAGCTTTGTTCATCACTTGAATGGCATTTGACACATGCGGGTGCCCTACCCAGCGGTATGGCGCGTTACCCAACAAGCCCGCCGCCGCGTTATCCAGCAGAGCCTTTACATCGAGCCCGCTGGCAATGGCCGCACCGATGATGGCTACCAACGCCTGCTCAAGTGCGACTTCGCGATCTGTAATCATCCGCATTTGCTCCTTCCGGCCGAATGCCGGGCGGACAGAAATACTCCACATATACCCAAAATGCCACTACCCGCTGTCGCATCCGGTCGCGGAGGGCGACACCTATTCTCTTGGTCTGAATTGCCTGAGCTGGTACTCGAGGGAATCAAAAAGTTGAAGAATTTCGTCGCCCGTGACTTCCAGTCCGCATTCGAAACATTTCAATCTGAGAAAATCTTTAAACGACGCACACTGATGCACGGCTGGCTGAAGAGCAGTACCGCACTTTGGACACGTCAGCGTATACGAGTCCATTTCTAGCATTGCAGCCACCACTTTCTGGCTCGTTTCAGATATTAAACCGATACCTGGAACCTCTAACTTTGAGAAAAATCAACAAAATGTCGCATCCGGTTACGGAGGGCGTCATCTGGCTGGGCCCGCCCTCACCTATTGCTCTAAGCGCCCTTTCACCTCAACAGCCTCAAGCTGATACCCCTGCAAAACCCTCATTTTTCGAAAGTGATCGAAGCTAGCTTCTGCGTCTAATTTCGTCTGAAAGACTTCAGCCTCCTCCGGGGTCTTACAGCGGTATCGAAAGCCGTCGCGGTCTGTCGCCTCACCATAAAAGGAGTCTCCGGCAGGACTCGTAAGCATTACAACCCAGTTCATATCGACTCTCGCTACCGGATCGACTGCCCGGAACTCAATCAATACCCCACTTCAACGAATCACGCCAGCCGGCGAGGCAGGCGCGCACCTGGAGATAACCAATGAGCATTCCCGCAAATGCTTTGAGCGACGAAGAGTGTCTGCACTACGCCGCTCTTGATCCGGCGGCCGCCGCCGAACTTACCCGACGCCTCACCGCGCAGAGCATCGACCCAAGCGCCGAGCTTAACGATTTGCGTGATGAGGTTCGCCAACTCGAAAGCGCGGCGGAACAGTCGGAGGATGATGCCGAAAATTTGCGGGGTGAAGCGTTTGATGCCTGCATTTGGATCAAGCGAGCAATGGACCCGGACGAGCGGGAGCTATCAGTGAATGAACTGCTGCAAAAAGCGCTCGACTGCCTGGAGTAAACCCATGACCACATTCGCCGTATTTGGAATGAGTGAGAACTGGGCTCGCGAAGAGGCCAGAGAAAACACAAGCACCCACAAAACAGTTGATGGGAAGCGGATCGAACGGACAATTCGTGAATGGGAAGAGGCGGTAGAGGCTCAGGTGGCGAAGATCATGGCGGGCAAAAAGTGCGTCCGCCTGTCTCCGATGTTCGATGCCCCCCCAATACGCCCAGCAATTCATGGAGATGGCCAGGGCAAGCATTGTTTGTCGCGACCTGAAGATCCGCACGAAGGCGGTGCTGGTCGATGCCAAGAACAAGCCGATCATTAACGCCAAAACTGGCGCACCGAAGGTTGGCTTTGCCGACTGGCACCCCTCTCCAGCTTACGCAGCCTAATCAATCTCCACCGCCCGGGCATGCCCCGGCATAGGACGCCCCATGCCCACAGAAAACAAACCGGCCGAGCCACTTCCGAGCTTGGCGACCGGTCATGAACTCAATGCTGCGACTTGGGCTGACTTTGTTCAGCGCCTGCGCTATGACTGCAACGGCCCCCGGGTCCGGGATCACAGCACCGCCGCGGCCATCTTTATCGTGGAGCAACGCCGCATCGTCTGCGGTCTGGACATGGACTACACCGAGCAACGACTGGTTTATTTCCACAGCGGCGAGAGCGAATGTTTCAGTCCGAAAGAGTACTGGGACCAGTGTGATCGGTATGAAAAGGCCGGACTGAACAAGGCCATGCAGCTCTGGTCGGAATGCCAGTTCATGAAAGCCAGTGAGGATGATCAGTGGCACGTCCTTGGCGAGATGGAAGATCACACCGTCACCGGCTGGCAGGAAGAGTGGGTCTATGTGAATGCTCACCTGACCTATGCAGGGGCTGAAGCCTTCATTCAGCGCAAGAAACACGACTATCGTCGCGGTCTGCGCATCTACGTCGACAGCCAGTACTACTGCTGGGAGTTCGAAGCCATCAAGGAAGCGATTCTCGATGGCACTCTGACCTACACACCGAAGGAGGCAGCATGACCACTCAAAACGTAATCGCTGAGCCGTTGAAGGTTGAGCGCTCGACGGTCACGAAGCTGGTCATTACCGGCGCGCCACGGCTCGACCCGATCACGGTGTTCCTGGAGGACTTGGGTCGCCGGGACTGCCCCACCGAATCCGATCCGAACTATCAGACAGCCCAGGGAAAGATCACGATTAGCTGCTGGGACAAGAGTTGGAACGCTTACTGGGGCGGCATGGGGCCGCGTACCGTTGCTGAGTTCGTTGTGAAGTGCGGCTGGGATTACGTCCTGAACTGCCTGGATCGCGGCATCAGTAGCACTCGATTCAGCGGTGACGCGCTGCATGCCTTCGCCAAAAAGTGCATCGTCCAGCGCCGTCGGCAACAAACCGGGCGCCACGACTGGGAACTGGGCGAGCTGAGCAAGGATGAGGCCCGTGAGCTTTGGCAGGACATCGATGTACTGCGCAGCATCGAGAGCTCCAATGAATGCTGGCATCAAAGCGAGCTGCTGACCGAATTGTTCGGCGAGGAATGGCATTACCCGCTCGACGGCCAGGCGGTCGAAGAAAACCATGAATTCACGTATCTGCGTCGCGTTGTCGAGGCGGTGCAGCACGCGTTACGCCAGGAACAGCAGCAGGTGGCAGCGTGATCAACACAGGCACGGACAATTGAAGGGGTTCAAAGTGAGCGAGCCAAAAATCATTTATCTCGGCCCGGCCTGCGAGGCCGATACCGGTGACGGCAGGACCTGGGCTGAGGACAACCCGTGGCCTGATTGCGAGTGTGGCCACCGGCCGGTGCAGTACGTGCTGGGCGAAACCTTCGACCGGGTTGTCGCCGAGCGTGATGGCCTGCAGCTTAGCCTGACCACCGCAGACCAGACCATTGACGACCTTCAGGCCGCAATCGCTCGACGCAACCGGCGGATTGATGAGCTTGTGGCAGAAATTGAAATAGTGCGGAAAGGCCCGTGCAAAATGATCGTCGGGGACGAACTGCCATGACCAAGCGCCCAATAGTCCGCACTTCAACAGGCGCAACCGTAACCCTGACCATCGAACTGACCAACCTGGGCAGCTGGGGTCCTGACTGTCAGATCGACCAGGTGTATCGGCAGGCACGAGAAGCCGCCGTCGGCCGAATTAACCGGGCTTTCAAGGACGACCAACGAGGCATCCGGATTCTTGGCCCGGTGGTCGTCAAGGCGATAACGACTGATGTCGAGCAGCGCGGGTAACCCAAACCGCACCTAACACTCCGCAGTAAGTCCCTCCCCCTTCAAACTCAGCCGCTATAGCGGCAAAGGAACTGTCATGCCTGAAGAAAACCAAGTTCATGCATTCGAACTCGATGGCAGCCAGCCGGCTCGCCCCGATCTGCGCTGCTACAGCGTCGGCGATCAAGACTGGGTCGCCGCTACAAGCGAAGACGAGGCGCGTCGTGTCCTGGCTGAAATGAACGGCGACGATCCGGCCGAATATGCTGATTGGGATGTGGAGCTGACCAGCGACAAGACGCTCGATATGCAGTGGACCGACGAAGATCCGCCGCACGCAGAATGCGGGTGCCTTCGAGACTGGCTCGCAGAAGCAACTGAGCCCACCTACCTGATGGGTACGGAGTGACCTCATGAGCGAAATGAAGGAACGGCCGATCTTGTTCTCGGCCCCGATGGTGCGCGCCATCCTGGAAGACCGGAAGACGGTAACGCGGCGAGCAGTGAAGAAGCCCGCCGCCTTGGATTGTTTGGTCGCTGGCTTCGAACCGTCTTTTCTAACGCTGCCTGGCAATGCCGACCTTTGTCCGTACGGCAAAGCCGGCGATCGGCTTTGGGTGCGCGAGACGACCGAAGCTGACGAGCAAACCAGCGACGTCGTGATTCTGTCACGCTATTCCGCCGATAAGGCGCCGGTGCTGTACTCAGGTTGTGAAGACCCTGAATACAACGGCACCGTGGCTCACTGGGATTACCCACGCGAATCCCGACCGAGCATCCACATGCACCGCTGGGCCAGCCGCATCCTGCTGGAGATCACTGATGTCCGCGTTGAGCAGTTGCAGGACATCAGCCGAAGCGATATCCGCGCCGAAGGCCTTCAGTGTCCGCCCGAACTTGCCAGCGACGACGTATCGCCGAATTACCGCGACTGGTATCCGGCGGCATGGCGGGAGCTCTGGGAATCAACCGGTGGCGACTGGGACGCGAACCCGTGGGTCTGGGTCGTCGAGTTCAAGCGGGTGACGCCATGATCCTCCCTGCCCTCGCCTACATGGCCTGGCTCATCTACACGGGGCCACGGTGATGATTGCATCGAGCAAAAACTGCCACACCTGCCAGCACCTGGAGTGGGTCGACGGCGACGAGAACAGCGGATGGGACTGCAACAAGCGGCATGATCAGATGTATCAGCAGGGGCGCGAAGATGAACTGCTCGAGAACCTTGATCGCGAGTCTTATCGCCAGCAGTACAAAGCTTGTTTCGAATCGAAGGTGCCGTAGTGATGACCCATCAACCGAAAGGCGGCATGTGTAGGACCTGCGTCCACGCCCACCGCAATTGCAGCCACCTCCCTTTCAACACCATGCCGGCGCTCGCCCGGGACGCTCAGACCGTGATCGTCCGCTGCACTGAATTCCAGCGCCGCAAGTAACCCTCTTCCACCTACCAGCCTGCCGGTGCACGGCGGGCAAGGGATTCTGCATGCCAAAAGTTATGCGATCCGTCGCAGATCCAAGCGCGGAACACGGCTTTCGAATCGAGCCAGCGACATATGAGCAGGCCGAAGAGATGGCAGGGTTCCGGCTTGATCGACGGCGTAAATACTGGATTACCGAGGAAGGCGAGGTAGAGGAAGAAGGCGTTGTGACATTGGCGTGTAGCGGGTGCAGCTGCGGATGTGAGGGTGGCTGCAGTTGCGGCCCATCGTCTGGATGCAGTGAGTGCGGCTACACCGGCAAGCGGCGCTTCTACTTCGGTTACCCCGCGCAGTCCCCCGAACAGCGAAAAGAACTCCGCAATCTATAACCACCTTCTGCCGCCACGCGCGGCATGGAGCATTCATGAGCAAAGTTACCCTGGACGAATGGGCGGCGGCCGAGTTCAAGACGCCACCCAGTCCCAATACCTTGCGCAAATGGGCGCGAGAAGGCCGGATCGCTCCGGTACCTGTCAAGCACGGTCGCAACTACTATGTAGAGTCCGACGCCCACTACCAAGAACCTGACCAGCAGCCCGTCCGGATCGTCGGTGGCAGCCTGATCAGCAGAATAGAGAGAGCACGCAATGGCGCCCAGGCCGCGTAATACCGGGTCGAAGGATCTTCCGCCCAATCTCTACCGCAAGACCGACGCCCGCAACGGCGTCACTTATTACACGTACCGCGACCCAATCAGTGGTCGCGTGTTCGGCCTGGGCAAAGACAAGGAGGCGGCCATTCGTGAGGCCGTCGCCGCCAACCACGCCGACGCCACCAAGCCAACGCTCACCGAGCGCATCAGCACGCCGGCGCCAGCCCCAAGCAAGCTTTTCTCAGAATGGCTGGATGAATACCGCGAGCTCTTCGCCGAGCGAAAGTTGTCCGCCAGCAGCAACAAAAACGTGGGCATGCGGATAAATCGACTGGCTGCAGTGTTTGGTTCGAAGGGGATTAAGGAAATCACAACGATGGATGTGGCCGACTACCTGACAGGTATGGCCAAAGAGGGAAAGGCGCAGATGGCTCGTGCGATGCGCTCGCTGTTGCGAGACGTGTTCGCCGAGGCTCAGGCGCGGGGATGGGCAGACACCAACCCGGTCGAGGTGACCAAGGCGGCGCGGGTGAACATCAAGCGCGAGCGGCTGACGCTGGAGCTATGGAAGGCAATCTATGAGGAAGCCACGAAGCCGTGGCTGCGCCGGGCAATGGAACTGGCAGTGCTGACCGGGCAGCGGCGGGATGATATCGCCTCGATGCTATTCAAGGATGTGCATGACGGCTTCTTGCATGTCGTGCAGTCCAAGACCGGCGCCAGGCTTCGGATCAGCACCGGCATCCGACTTGAGTCGGTTGACCTTGATTTGGCCCAAGTCGTCAAACAGTGCCGAGATAACGTTCTGTCACAACACCTGGTGCACCATGCAAAGGCGCCGGGGCGGGCCAAGGCTGGCCAACCGGTGGTGCTGGACACGCTGAGCTCGGCGTTTGCCGAGGCTCGGGATAAAGCCGGCGCGAAGCTGGGGATAACTTTTGGCCGGCAGCCACCGTCCTTTCATGAGCAGCGCTCGCTTGCCGCACGTCTTCACGAACTCGAAGGCCGTGATGCCCAGAAACTACTCGGTCACCGTTCGGCCACAATGACCGATCTGTACCGCGACAGTCGAGGCGCTGAGTGGATCGACGTGGCATAATTGACGGCTGAATTTTTGGGCGTTATTGGGGAAGTTTTGGGGAGGATTTTATGCCCAATGAAATCAAGCACTTAGAGCTTTACGGCATCAAAGCCTGCGACACCATGAAAAAGGCGCGCACCTGGCTTGATGAACACGCTGTCAGCTATGACTTCCATGATTACAAGGCGGTCGGTATCGACCGTGAACACCTGACCCAATGGTGCAAC